ACTGAAATGGTGAACCCCTGGGCGGGTGAGGTCGAGATCTGGCTGGACGGTGCGGCCCATTCGGCGAAGCTGACGCTGGGCGCCTTGGCCGAGCTTGAGGAGACGCTGGGAGCCAGCAGCATGATCGCGCTGATCGAGCGGTTTGAGGGCGGGTCATTTTCCAGCCGCGACGTGATGGCGGTGCTGGTTGCGGGTCTGCGCGGCGGTGGTTGGGCGGGCGGCATGGATGAGTTTCTTGCCGCTGAATTGCGGGGCGGGCCGGTTCAGGCGGCGCATCTGGCGGCGCAGCTGCTGGGACGCGCCTTTCGTTCCGATGGCGTCTGAGGATGCGAGGGCTTGATTGGCCCGGTCTCATGAAGATGGGAATGGGGCCGGAACGGATGGGCGGTCTTGGGCTGACACCTGCGATGTTCTGGTCCCTGACGCCTGCGGAACTGGCCCTGATGCTGGGGATCGAAGCCAGCGTCACTGCCGGCATGACGCGGGACCGCCTGGCGGAGCTGGCAGCGCGTTATCCCGATGCGCCGCGCCCGCCGGGCGGAAATAGCTGACAGTTCAAAGGAGTGCCGGTGGTGGATCTGGGGGAAGACGATAGCAGCTTGTATGAGCGTGCCATAAGCGACAGTGGACAGGTGACGGCGGCATTCGAACAGGAGTTGAGCCGCCTGCGCGAATCCATGCTGTTTACCGGCCGCGAGGTGAACTCACTGAGTTCGGGGATCAGCAGCGGGTTGCGCAGGGCCTTTGCCGGTCTGGTGCTGGACGGGGCGAAGCTGTCCGATGCCTTGCAGACCGTCGCGCGCAGCATGGTGGACACGGCCTTTTCGTTGGCGATGAAGCCGGTCAATCAGGCGCTGGCCGGGGCAATCTCGGAAGGGGTGACGGGGTTGGTTTCGGGCGCGATGCCCTTTGCCGATGGCGGGGCCTTTACGCAGGGGCGGGTAATGCCCTTTGCCAAGGGCGGCGTGGTCGGTTCGCCGACCTATTTCCCGATGCGCGGCGCGACCGGGCTGATGGGTGAGGCCGGGCCCGAAGCGATCATGCCGCTGCGTCGAGGTGCGGATGGCAAGCTGGGCGTCGCCTCGGCGGGGGGCGGTCGGCCCGTGAACGTCACATTCAACATCTCGACCCCCGATGTCGCGGGCTTTCAGAGGTCGCAATCGCAGATGGCGGCGCAGCTTGGCCGCGTGCTGGCGCAGGGCGAAAGGAACAGGTGAGACATGGCATTTCACGAGGTGAGTTTTCCGGCCAACCTGTCATTCGGCTCGCTGGGCGGACCGGAACGGCGCACCGAGATTGTCGCGCTGACGAATGGCCACGAGGAGCGCAGCACACCTTGGGCCCACTCTCGGCGGCGCTATGACGCGGGGATGGGGCTGCGGTCGCTGGACGACGTGGCAAGACTGATTGCGTTCTTCGAAGCGCGTGCAGGTCAGCTGCATGGATTTCGCTGGAAGGATTGGGCGGATTTCAAATCTTCGACCCCCAGCGCGGCGCCGGGTCCGCAAGATCAGCAGATCGGACGCGGTGACGGGGTGCGGAGGAGCTTCGCGCTGCGCAAATCCTATCAGTCCGGGCCGGCCCGCTACTGGCGACCTATCGTGAAGCCGGTGGCGGGGACGGTGCTGATGGCTGTCGGTGGCATCGAATTGCGCGACACGGTGGACTTCAATGTCGACCCCGCGACCGGCACGCTGACCTTCAGCGCGCCGCCCGAGGACGGGGCCGAAATTACTGCGGGGTTCGAGTTCGAAGTGCCGGTGCGCTTCGATACAGACCGCATCGCGGTCTCGGTGTCGTCGTTTCAGGCGGGCGATTTGCCTCAGGTCCCGGTGATCGAGGTGCGGATATGAAGGGCGAGACAATTGCACGCGCATGGGGCGTGACCCGTCAGGACGGACTGGTTCTGGGATTTACCGATCACGACCGGGTGCTGGAGTTCGAGGGGATTTCATTTCGTCCTGAATGCGGGCTGAGCGCCAAGGCGGTGGTCCAGTCCTCGGGGCTTTCGGTCGACAATACCGAAGCGGTCGGCGTCCTGTCGGACGGGGCCATCACCGAAGTTGATCTGCTGGCAGGACGCTGGGACAGTGCCGATGTGCGTCTATGGGATGTCGATTGGAGCAATCCCTCGAACCGCAGGCTGATCTTTCGCGGCAGATTGGGAGAAGTGTCGCGAAGCGGCGGCGCCTTTAAGGCGGAATTGCGTGGGCTCTCCGAGCCGTTGAACCGCACGCAGGGCCGCGTTTATCATCCGCGTTGTTCAGCCGAATTGGGTGACAGGCGTTGCTGCTTTCAAACTGAAAAGCCCGGCTACTCGGCCGAGGGTGTGATCCACAGCCATGATGAGGGGCAGAGTTTCAGGCTGACGGGCATTGCCGGGCACGAGGCGCGGTGGTTTGAGCGCGGTGAGTTGATCGTCCAGTCTGGCGCTGCAGAGGGCCTGCGCGGTGTGGTCAAGCTGGATCTGCCTCAATCCGGAGGGCCGCGTGAGGTTGAGCTTTGGAGCGGGCTTGGGCTGCATCCGCAGCCCGGTGACCGTGTCAGGTTGATCACCGGCTGTGACAAACGCGCCGAAACGTGCCGTCTGAAGTTTCTGAATTTCATGAATTTCAGGGGCTTTCCTCATTTGCCGCCCGAGGATTGGCTGATCGCGCCGCAGGTGAACCGATGAGTGCAGCGATCGTGGCTGCGGCCCGTTCGTGGATCGGCACGCCCTATGTCCATCAGGCCTCGGCCAAAGGGGCAGGCACGGATTGTCTGGGCCTGATCCGGGGTATCTGGCGCGAGTTTCACGGTGCCGAGCCGATGGTGCTACCAGCCTATACGCCCGACTGGGGCGAAACGGATGATGAAGAATTGCTGATCGGTGGGGCGCTGCGTTTTCTGCGTCCCACCTCTGACGAAGCCCCCGGCGACGTGCTGATCTTTCGCATGCGATCGGGGGCCATCGCGAAGCATATGGGAATTCTGGCGCAAACCGGAGCCGAGGCCAGCTTCATCCATGCCTATGACCGGCATGGCGTGGTGGAAAGCCCGCTATCGGCACCCTGGCGGTCACGGATCGCCGGAAGGTTCAGGTTCCCGCCAACGATCTAAGCGGAGATAAGCGCAATGGCGACGTTACTGCTGGCTGCCGCCGGTGCCTCTTTGGGTGCAGGTTTCGGTGGCACTGTCCTTGGCCTGTCGGGGGCCGTTATCGGCCGTGCGGTCGGCGCGACCATTGGCCGGGCGCTAGATCAACGGCTGCTCGGATCGGGATCAAAGGCGGTCGAAACGGGTCGGGTTGATCGCATGCGGATCCAGACCGCGGGCGAGGGCACACCCATTCCGCGGATATGGGGACAGATGCGCGTACCGGGTCACACGATCTGGGCCGGACCGTTGGTCGAGGTGCGCAGCAAACAGGGTGGCGGCAAAGGCTCGTCGCCCAGCGTGACCGAGATTGGCTATCGCTTGAGTTTTGCCTTGGCCCTATGTGAGGGGCCGATCCTTGGCGTGGGACGGGTGTGGGCGGACGGCGAGGAGGTCGCGCCGGATGAGCTGAACATGCGTGTCTATCGAGGCGATGAACAGCAGCTGCCCGATCCGGCCATCCGCGCGCAGGAAGGTGACGACGCCCCGGCCTATCGCGGCATCGCCTATGTCGTGCTGGAGGATCTGGGGCTTGAGCGCTGGGGAAACCGCGTGCCGCAGTTGTCCTTCGAAGTGACGCGTGCCGCACGTGAGGGACGCGGGCTTTCGCGTGAGGTCAGGGCGGTTGCGATGATCCCCGGCACGGGCGAGTATTCGCTGGCCACGACTCCGGTCAGCCATGATTTCGGTCTGGGTGAAACGCAGGTGGTCAACCGCAACACGCCTCTGGCGCCGACCGATTTTGAAGCGTCGATGCGCACGCTGGGTCGAGAGCTGCCGAATGTCGGCTCGGTGTCGCTGGTTGTGTCCTGGTTTGGCGATGATCTGCGTGTTGGTCAGTGCCAAATCCGACCCAAGGTCGAGGACGTGACCCGCGATGGTCGCGAAATGGGCTGGCGTGCAGGCGGGATTGACCGCGATGACGCGATGGAGGTCGCTCGGCTCGACGGACGGCCTGTCTATGGCGGAACACCTTCGGACGGATCGGTCATCGAGGCCTTGCGGGCCATTGCGGGGGATGGCCGCAAGGCAGTTTTTTATCCTTTCATTCTGATGGAACAGCTATCCGGCAACGGTAAGCCTGACCCGTGGAGCGGGGCCTCCGATCAGCTGGTCATGCCATGGCGTGGCCGGATGACCAGCAGCATTGCGGCGGGTCGGCCCGGTAGTCCTGCCGGAACCAAAACTGCAACCGAAGAGGTTTTGCGGTTTTTCGGGACCGCGCGGGCCGCCGATTTCACGCGCTCGGGTGATCGGATCAGCTATTCGGGGCCGGATGAATGGTCCTATCGCCGCTTCATTCTGCATTACGCTCATCTATGTGCGGCTGCGGGCGGGATCGACGCATTCCTGATTGGCTCGGAGATGATCGGGCTGACCCAGATCCAAGGCGAGGGGGCAAGCTTTCCCGCTGTTGCGGAGTTGCGCAGACTGGCCGCTGATGTGCGCGGCGTTCTTGGGGATGCGGTCAAGATCGGCTATGCGGCTGATTGGTCCGAATATTTCGGATACCACCCGGCGAATGGCGATGTGTTCTTTCACCTCGACCCGCTTTGGGCGGACGCGAACATCGATTTCATCGGCATCGACAATTACATGCCGCTGTCGGACTGGCGCGAGGGCGAAGACCATCTGGACGCCCATTGGGAGCGCATCGACAATTCGGCCTATCTGAAAAGCAATATCCTCGGGGGTGAGGGCTACGACTGGTATTATGCGCGGGACGAGGACCGGCTGGCGCAGGTCAGAAGCCCGATCCGGGACGGGCAGTTCCACGAACATTGGTTGTGGCGTTTCAAGGATATCCGGAACTGGTGGCTGAACGAGCACCACGACCGGGTGGGTGGTCGACGCCTGACGCAGCCCAGTGATTGGGTGCCCGGTTCGAAACCGGTCTGGTTCACCGAGATGGGTTGTGCGGCGATCGACAAGGGCACGAACCAGCCCAACAAATTCCTTGATGCGATGAGTTCGGAATCGTCGTTGCCCTGGTTTTCGACAGGGCGGCGCGATGATCTGGTCCAGGCAGCCTATGTCCGCGCCATGACCGAGTTCTGGTCGGATCCGGCAAATAACCCGGCCCGTGCTGCCCGCGGGCGGACGACTGCGGGTCGGATGATCGACATGGATCGCGCTCATGTCTGGTGCTGGGATGCCCGGCCGTTCCCTGCCTTCCCGGCGCGCCGAGATGTCTGGTCGGATGGCCCCGCATGGGAGCGTGGTCACTGGCTGAATGGCCGTGCCGGGGCCGTGCCCTTGACTGATGTCGTAGCCGAAATCTGCGCCGAGGCAGGTGTCGCCGCATTTGACGCCGAGGGGCTTTCGGGACTGGTGCGCGGCTATGCGATCAGCGGTGCGGAAAGCGGGCGTGCCGCGTTGCAACCGCTGATGCTCGCGCATGGCTTCGATGCGGTCGAAAGGGACGGCGTCCTGCGTTTCATGATGCGCGATGCCCGCGTCGACGCCAAGCTGACGATGAATGATACGGCTGAGGCTGACGATGTGTCTGGTATCGAGCTTGCTCGATCGGGCGATGCCGAGCAGCCCGGTCGTGTCCGGCTGACCCATGTCGAGGCCGAAAGCGATTATTCCACGCGGACGGCCGAGACACTGGTTCCCGGCGCTGAGTTCCTTGCCGTGTCGGATAGCGAATTGCCAATGGCAATGACGCGGGCCGATGGACAGGCGATGACCGATCGTTGGCTGTCGGAAACGCTGGTGGCGAGGGATACGATGCGCTTTGCCCTGCCGCCGTCAAAGGGACATCTGGGGCCGGGGGATGTCGTGTCGATGGCTGATCGGCAGGGTAATACTCGTCGATGGCGGATTGACCGGCTTGAGCGAGCAGGCGCGCTGCTGGTCGACGCAGTTCGTGTCGAGCCCGCAGTTTATCGCCCCTCAGTCTCGGTCGAAAGCGATAGTCGTGCGCGTGCCTTCGCGCCCCCCGTTCCGGTTCTGCCGGTGTTTCTGGACCTGCCGCTGCTCAGGGGCGACGAGGAGCCTCATGCACCATATCTGGCTGTGACTGCAACGCCTTGGCCAGGTTCGGTGGCGGTCTGGGTCGCACCAGAAAGTACGGGCGGTTATGCCCGCAACATCGTGGTTCCCACGCCGTCTGTCATCGGGGTGACGCTGTCGCCGCTTGCCGCCGCGCGTCCCGGTGTGTGGGACCGGGGTGCGCCGCTGCGGGTAAAGGTCAAGGGTGGCACGCTGGAGGCTGCGACCGAAACCGCGTTGCGCAGTGGCGCAAACCTGCTGGCCATTGGCGATGGCTCGCCCGAAGGGTGGGAGTTGCTGCAGTTTCGCGATGCGACGCTGATTTCGGCGGGCACGTGGGAGATATCGACCCGGTTGCGCGGGCAGGCAGGCACCGACGCATTCATGCCAAATGTCTGGCCCTCGGGCAGCATGGTCGTACTGCTGGACGGTGCGGCTGAGCAGGTTGAACTGGCCCCCAGCGCGCGCAATCAGATGCGCTATTGGCGGGTGGGTCCGGCGACGCGCAGTCCCGACGACCCTAGCTACCGTTCCGTGGCTGGGGCATTTCGAGGCGCGGGCCTGCGACCCCTGTCGCCCTGCCATCTGGCGGTCTCAGGGACGACCATCAGTTGGATCCGCCGTACGAGGATCGACGGCGACGGCTGGGACGGTCCCGATGTTCCCCTGGGTGAGGCCGAAGAACGCTACTCGGTCAGGCTGGTGCGCGATGGGGCCGTGCTTGCGCAATCGCTGACCGACGCCGCCCGTTGGACCGTACCCGCCGCGACATGGGCTGCGGTCCGCGCTGGCGGGAATTTTGTCGTGGAAGTCGCTCAACTCTCCGATGCCTTCGGGCCGGGACCCTTTGCGAGGATGCCGATCAATGTCTGA